GGTCCACTTAACCGGCGTGCTCTCATCGGTCGGCGTCCACCAGAATGGGTTCCAGCCGCCCTGCGCGACGAAGAAGGCGTTCATCGTGGCGATCTCGGTCGGCGTCAGCACCTCCCAGGAAAGTGTCACCGTGCGACGAATATAGTTCACACCATCGGCCGCGCTTTGCGTATAGCCGTCACCAAAATCAGCCTTCAATATCTTGGTTTTAAATTTGCCGCCGGTGCCCATGTCGGGCAGACGCGGCGGTGTAAATGTGGGTATAGTCATGATGATTAGCCTTACTGTCTAGCGTAGCGACTGGACAGAATATTGCCGTCGCGCATCTGATTTTGAAGTTCCTGCACGATAGTGTTGCGCATCGACTGCTGCACCTGATCGCCGATCTTCTGAGCAAGATCGTTATTCTGATCCGGCGTGCCGCCATTAGCGTTCACCGAAATCGGCGAAGAAATATTGATGTGTTGGGTCTTACCGCCACCAAGCGCCGCCATCTGCGCCTGAGTGAAGACGCCCTCACCCTTACGCGCGATGATCGGCACCTCGTCGGCGCCAACAACGCCGCCAGTGTGAAACTTCGGCGCATTATCGAATAGGCCCATCGACGCCGAGCGAAAGTTTAATCCGCCGGTGGTGCCGATCAAGCCGCCGGTATGATACAGACCAGACAGAATCGTCGCATCCGTGCTCGCCGCCGGCGCGGTGCCAGAACCGAATAATTTTGCAAGAAGACCGCCAAACAGTCCGCCAGCGGAACCACCGATGCTGCTCGACGGCACGCCGCTGGTGCCGGGACCGCCGATGCCCGCCATCGCGCCAAGACCGGTGCCGCCGAACGCCGCGCTGGCGCCCTGCTTACCCATCTGACCAACCGATCCGAACGACCATTTCATCAGCATAGAGAGCATGTCCTTTTCCATGCTCTTTGTCATATCTTTCCACTTCACCTTACCGTGCATGGCGAGAGTGGTCAGATTATCGGCGACAGTGTTTATCGAGGCTATCATGCCGGATTGAAAATTCTGCCCGATGTCGGTCCAGCTTTTCATCGCCTTGCCGAGCGGCGACTCAGCGTTCAGCTTAGCCTGCTCCGAGATCACATAGGCATCGAGTTTCTTCGTCAGCGCGAGTTTCTGCTCCTCGGTGCCCGAATAGGTCGCCAGTTCCTTACTAAGCCGTGTCTTTTCCTTTTCGAATGCGTCCTCGCGCGACTCATCCAAACCTTCCAAGAAGCGCACATTCGCCTGCGTCTTCTTATCGAGTGCCTTGATCTCAGTCGTCACCTCGGCGTCTTTTTCAGCCGCGAGCGAATGCGCCGCCTCCGCCGTGCCCAAATCAAGCGCCGCCTTACTCTTGGCGACGCTCTCCTTCAAGGACTCAGCGAGCGCGGTGTTCTTTTGGTCTAGCGCCTTCTGATAATTCTTCAGATCGGCCTGATAATCCTCATTGAGTTTTTCGACATTCGGCGCGCTCTCCTTTTTAGTGCGCTCCTGCTCACTGCTGATGTGAACATCCTGCGGACTACCCAAACCGACCTGCGAATCCTTTAGCTTTTCGTCGGCTCTTTTAGACTGCTCGGACAGCTTTTCGGCGGCAGCGCTGGCCGCTGTTCTCAGCTTCTTACGAGTGTCGCGCGCTTCCTCGGCCGTATCTAGGCGCGCTAGAACCGCGAGCACCTCCTTATATTCGTCGGCGTCAGGATTACGATCAAGAGGATTCGCGCCCTTGCCCTCCTTGATCAGCGTCTTGTAGGCGGCTACACGCTTGTTGTTTTCGACCTCGATCGCGCTCGCCTCGGCGATCTTAGCCTCCGCAGCGGCTACATCCTCGGTCAACTGCTTCTTGACCCGCAATGGCGCGTCGCGAGCTTCGTTCGCGACGGCATCGCCCATCTTGCGCGATTCGTCGTCGTTCAAGCCTTGTGGGTTGGACGAGCCAACCGCTGGCGCCGCCTTGCCACTCCATGTCTGACCGGTGCCGAAGCCCTTGCTGGCGACGTAATCCTTGAAGTCACCGACCGTCATCGGGCGCAGAATTGGATTGGCCTTGAGCGCGCTGGTGAGACTGTCGATCGCCGACAGCATCGTGCTATCGGGCGCCTTCAGCGCATCGACGGCGCCCGTAGCGCCCAGGAAATGCGCTGCGTAGACGTTCTGATCGGTCGGCTCGACACCGCTCTTCTGCAACTGAGCGGCGTTCTGATTGGCGAGCCAGCCCGTCGCCTCCTTCATCATATCGGGATCGCTGGTGCGTTTCGCCAGCACGGCGTCACGGCCCAGCGCCAGCATATCCTCATGCATCGTCTTGATGAACTGCATCCAGGTGCCTTCGGTGAACTGACCGAGACCCTGCGCGCTGGAGGTCGTCGCCGCGGCGTTGGTTCGATTGCTCGACTCCGCGCCATAGAGATTGGAATAATAGTCGCCCTGCGCGCCGCTGTTCGGGCGCGTGAACATCGGCGTGCCTGGCTTGCCGATCGAGCTGAAGGCTTCACCGATATTGGCGTCAACGATCGAGCCCTTTATGCGCTCGAACACCGAGGCGATCTTATCGATCGCGGTGTAATAGGTCTGCGCGCCGGTGATCGCCTCACCGCCAAACACGCCGTTCTTTAGAAGATTGCCGACCTTCTCGGCGGAAATGAACACATCCTGCGTTTGCTTGCGCAGCTCGACCAGCTTCGCGGCCACCGGCGAACTCGCTTCGCCATAGCCGGCGAAGAAGCCAGACCTGATCTTCTCCTGCAACTTTTCGACATCGCTCATGCTTTGGTGCGTGAGGTCGAAATGCTCCTCGGCCTGCTTGGCTAGAAGCGTATCGAGGCTCTGATCGATCTTCTTGCCGGAATTCATCACCGTGTTGAGATCGTCGGCCTCCTGCTTCGCAGCGAGGATCTGATCGCCGAGTTGTTTGAAGCGCTCGATATTCTCGTCGCCAAACTTCATATCGGCGAGCGAGCGCTTCAGATTGGCAACATCCGGATCAAGACCCATGATGCCGGCCTTGGCACCCTCGATGTCGGCGCTGAGCTTTTCGAGGAACTTGGTTCCCTTACCAAAAAGCTCCTCATCCTTCATCGCCTTAGGGAGCATCGCCACACCCATCTTTCGCGACGCTTCCTCGGCGCGATGGGCGGTTTCTTCATCGATGCGACGCTGTGCTTCCTTAGCTGCTATGTCGGCGGCGAGCCGATCGGTGGTCGATTTCTGCCCATCGCCGGCGATCTCCCGCATCTTCTGCTGATAAGCGGTGTAATTCGCAATGAGATCGTCATAAAGTTTTAGATTGGTCGCGCGAACGGCTCGCTGATTTTCCTTCGTAACCTCTTCAACAGAGTGACCGTGAGCGATTGTGTCCGCGGTTTCTTGATCGAGACGCTTCTTTTGCTCGGCAGCGGTTTGCAAATAGGCGAGACGAAGCGTTTGCTCGGCCTCCAGCATCGGCTTAATAAGCGCCTTCGAAGATTTTTCCGCGTCCGCCTGAGTGCCGGAAAATATGAAACCGCTCTGCGCCTCCTTGGCGGCATCTATTTGTTTCTGTATCTCTTCGAGGTCGCCATCAGCGCGAAATATTTTCGGCCGACTTCTGACCATTACCAACTTTTTCTCTAAATCATTAATATAGGCGTCGCCAACCTGCTTCGCCTGCTTCGCGGAACGGGCGCCATATTCCTCCATATCCTTCCAGGCGTCTTTAGCCTTATTACCCATCAGATCGAAGGTGTCATTGATTAAATAAAGACCACCCAAAATCAGCGGCAAATAGGGGGCGAAGGCGACAGCGCCGGCTGCGAGCACACCGAATACGCCGGCGCCGATGCCGAGAAGCGACCGCATTGCGGGCATAATGCCGCCAGCAATGATCGAGCCGACGGCAGAGAGCGCCTGCGGTAGCACGGAAATAGTTGTCACCATCGATGACCATGATCCCCGAATGCTCAGTGCCGCTATGTTTATCTCGGTGGATAAAGCGCGAAACGAAAAAGCACCTTGCGCGACCATCATCGTCATTCCGACGCGCGTCGCCTCGACCGCCGCCATGAAATTTGACGAAAATATCTGAACGCTGCGCCCCGCGATTTTAAGCTCTGTGCCGAGAAGCGTTATTCCGGTGCGCAGAGTTGCCATAGCCGGCATTAAAGACGCCCAAGACGCCGAAATATTAGCGTCGGAGATCCTCATCTTCGCCGCCATAAGCGCCCATTCGGCGCCTATACCTTTAATCATCGTGATCAGCCCGAGCGTCGAATTGATCGCCATCGTGCCGCCGAGACCATAAGCCATCGCCGTGCCGACGCTAACGATCGCGCCGCGCATCTCCATCGCCGCATCGATCACCTTACGAATCGACAGCACGACGCCGGTGAGCTGATCGCCAATCTGACCAGCGAGCATCTTACCGATCGAACCATCGAGCATGTTATTCATATCGGCGAACTGAGTCTCGATGGTCTGAAAGAAGCCACCTACTTTACCTTCGCCGCCAGCGATTAGCGACAAATCCATCATGATGGTTTTGAAGCGATTCATTTGACCATAAAAGGTCTCCATCTGCCTCAGACCCTGACCGCCGAAGCTGCGATTCATTTCGGCGAGCAGAGCCGCGATCGCCTCGGTCGCCTTCACCGTGCCGGTGTGAACATCCGACATCAACTCCTGATAGGTGACGCCAAAGGCGCGCGCCATCATAGGCATCGCGGTGGGCACAGCCATGCCGAGCTGGTTACGCAGCTCCTTCATCTGCACGACGCCTTTGCCGGCCATTTCCTGAAACGCCAGCGCCGCTCGGTTCAAGGTCTCATCGGTGCCGCCAAACGCCGCGACCGCATCGGTCAGGGCTCTCATCGAACCGGCGGTGGGATCAAGCCCGCCCGACTTCATACGCACGAACGCCTGATGCATCGCCTGAAGCGAGAACGGCGTTTCCTTGGCCTCCTTACGCAAATCCTTGATGCTGCCGAGCGCCTCCTTCATCGGATCGGTCGCGGTGGACATCGCCCGCAACGTCGCGGTCATCTTCTGAACTTCAGCGTTGAGATGAATAATCTCGCCAACCCAGCCCGTCGTCACCGCATGAACATTGTGAATGGCGGCGCCGGCGAGTCCTAGCACCGTCGTCACGTCGCGCAGCGTCGATAGAAACGACTTGGAGTTGTCTTCCAGGCGATTAATGCTAACGACAGTGCCGCTCGCTGCCGTGTTAAGTTGAGCCAGCGTGGTGCTCGCGCGAACAACACCGGATTCAAAATCACCGGAGTCGAGTTCTAGTTCAACCTTAATTGACACTTTTCAAAGCCTTTCCGAGACATGCGCCTTTACCGAGCGCCGCGATAGACAACATCCCTGCCCGGTCGTGCTTTTCCAACAACGCCGTTTTAACTTCATCGATGACGACGACCTTACCCATTTGCTTGCGCAAATTTTCCATCAGTGACGAAAAACCTTCGCCGCTCTCCGATGAAATGAGCGTCATCGCCAATCGCATATCTTCCTCGGCCGTGAGCCGATCGATGCTCTTGTGCATCATCCAGAAAAGTTTTAGCGGCATCGCTAAAACTCTCTGGTGACTGTAGGAATAAAACCGACAGAAGCGGGTGAAGATAAAGCCGAAATCGATAGCTTTAACTACGCCGCCGTCTGAGGGTTTTCATCGTCTGACTTCGCCTCCGCGGCGACTTCCTTGCTGGCCTTGTCGCTGCCGTTCTGTTCGAGCGCGAACGACAGCAGCTTGTAGAGCTTGGCGAGTTCGAGTTCGTTGAACATTTCGACCGTGATGCTCGGAAATGCGCGATGCAGCATTCGCACGACCGTCTCTACCTCGGCCGCGAGAGTGCTGGCCTCGCCCAGCTTTTGCTGATCGGCGGTGTTGGCGACGAAATCCTGCACCGAAAGCTGCTTCAGCTTGTGCGATTTACCGCCCAGCTTCACGGTCACTTCGACCGCCGGCAGCAGAGCGTCGAGATCGAGAAATTGCGTCTTGGTTTCTTGGGTTGTCATGTTGTTGCGTGTCCTAAATTGAAACTGGCGCCCAGTGGGCGCCAGTCAGTATTGACTTATTCAAGAGACGATGCAAGCGATTACTGACCGCCGTAAGAAAACAGCTCGCCAGTCGTCGCGTTCGGATAACCGTTGAAGGAGACGTTGAAGATACGCTCCTTCTCGACCTGATAGGCGAACTGCATCGCGCCGGCGGTGTTGGCGAGCGGAATCACCAAATCCTGGCTGTGATCGCTGGACGGAAGAATCTGCGGATGCAGAACCAGCTCCTGCGCCAAGGCCAGCAACGAGGTGTTGACGGCGGTCGGCACGGTGACGGTGCGCGAGGTCGCGCCGACGCCGCCCGACAGAGTTGCGCCAGAGACAGTGACGCCCGTGCCGGAGACGGCGAGCGTGAAGGCGTTACCCGCCGCGACGACGTAAGCCGAATCGGGACCACCGGCCTGATCATAAGTGACGGCGACGACGCCAGCGGTGGCGACATAGCTGGCGACGTTGATCGCCGGATCATCATATGCTTCGAGCGTCGCGGCCAAATTCGCCGCCGTCGCGGCGATATTGGCGCCGATGGCGAATTGATTGGGCGCGGTGGGCAATGTCATGGCGGTGAACACGATGCCATTGACCGTGACAGTGCCGGTGCCAGTGACCGGAACGGCCGTATAGGTGATGTTGCCCGAGGCATAGGTCGCGCCGGTCTGCGACAGCACGGCGCCCGGCATGATGTTGACCAGATTTTCGATGGTCGTTTCGGCCAACGGCACCTTGGCGTCGATGTTTCGCGACAGAATAATTTCATCGACGATGGTCTTGCCGAACTGATCGACCATGATCTTGTGGGTCTCGGTCGTCACGGACACCTCGACGCCACCCTGGGTGAAACCGAGATCGACGCCGCCAAAGAAGACGCGGCACGCGCCGATTTTAATATTTCTTGTATCGGACATGGAACAGCTTCCTTCAGCGACAGATAATTCAGAACTGATCTATTCTACAGCTTGACCGTAATAAGGTCAAAGCCTATTCGGCCGAATTGACCTCAAACATCGTGGACCATTCAATCAGATTGTTCGGCAGACGCGGATAAGTCACCGGCTTGGTGCGCGGGCGACAGAAATTTATAAGCAGATTGCTGCCGTCGGCCTGAGTGAAATTCATATTACCAAAATACAGCAGCTTGCTGATGGCGTTCGAGCGCGTCTCCCCGCCGACATGCGTGCGATCCCGCACAATGATCTGAAACTGCCATTTCTCATAGCCTGGAATATAATGATTGATCGGGTTGCCTTGGAGCGGATTACGGATCATCACGCCGACCTCGCATGTCTCCGGCATGTGATCGATGAATAGGCTGGTGCCGAGGACGCCAAGCCCAGCGTTGACGATCATATCGGCTATAATGCAAAGATTCATTCTTCACCCGTTTCCACATCGATATTTGGAAGCGACGTGCCGACCTTGACGTTACCAAGCAACGACACCATACCGATCATCGCCTTTTGCAGCTTGTTTTCCTGAGCATCATAGGCGCGTGTCAGAAAGTGATCACCGATCAGACGACCGGGATTCGCTTGCATCTTTAGCCGCGTGCCCTCGCCGGGACGCATATCGTCATAATGTTCATGGATCATCACGACATAAGCGTCTACATCAACGCCATCGACTTCACCGCCGGCTACGATGGTGATGCGCAGCCGACCTCTAGTCTCGTATGAGATTTCCTTGTGAATGGATTTTTCAAGCGCGCCGGTGTCGAAAGGGGCGTTGAGCTGCGCCTCCTTGACGATCTTATCGGCCGAACGGTGCATCTGCTTACGCGCGCCATCCTTCACCTTGTCGGCGATATGGCGCAGTCCGATAGAAATCTCCTCGAAGCCGGTGATTTTGCTTCTCACGCGCATTACGGAGCAGGCCCCAATAGGAACCAGGCTTCGCACTCGCACTGATAATGATCGAGATCGCCGAGAATATCGAAGCGCTGCTGCACCGTGATAAAGCGAAAATCCTCGCCAACGACCTCGAATCGATCGCCGATGCCAACCGGGGCCGACGCCGACACTAGGATCGTCGCCAACGAATCTTCTTCGTCAGACGCCGAGTGCGAGGCGGATGCTTCGGAACGAATGGGCGTCTTCGCCAACTTCGGCTTCATACTGACGATCGAGCACGGCACATCCGTTGACGGTCCCCATATTGGCTCACCGTATAGATTGTAGCCCGTCAGCTGCATCCAGACGCCGACCTGATTTGGAATCAGCATTGACGCCTCCTTAGCTGCGAGTTGTGGTGAAGCGGGGGTCGATGTAATTCGCCAGCACCTTCAGCGTCGCGCGCGACAGCCCAATATCGAGCGGCCGCACATTGGAGAACGTCGTGCGTGTCTCGCCAACACCGGTCGCTGTGACGCCGGCGAGACGCATCTCCAGAATTTTGTTCGGCGCCAGAATATGCACGGCCTCAATGATCTGGGCGCGACGCAGCGCGACACGAAAATCCTCCGGATACCAGTTCAGGAACCGGTCAATAGTCATGACATACCAAAGCCGCGGCACGATCACCTCGTTGCGATCATTGAACCAGGTGACGATGTTCTGAGCGTCGGGATCGCGCGGCCAGCGCACGTAAAAGCCGAACTTGATCATGCGAAAATAGGCTTCGGTCATCGCCGCGACTTTATCGGCGTCGCTGGTGACGTTCCAGACGGGCGCGATGCCGGGAATGCTGACCGCGTTAAGCTCGGCCTGCACCAGCGATTGAAACGAATTCACCAGCAGCTGGAGAGCGTCATTGCCGGTGTCTTGCAGCAGATAGGTCGATCTGACGATATAGGCGCCGTTGGCGGTTGCGATCACCATCTCCAACACGCGCGCGCCGACAGTCTGATTGGACAGATTGGGACTGAGCCCGACATAGATGTCCTGACGCAGCGCGTTCGACGCCGCGGCGATCGGAATAATGATCGGCGATATGAATGGACCCTCGACCGCCGTCGTCTGAATCACCAGCCGGTTAGCCTCGTCGGTCAGCGTCCAGTTGATGCCCAGCGGCACGACGGGCGTGCCCGTGCTGTCGTTCGGCAGCGCAATCGACAGATTAATCGCCGTGCCTGCTGGATAGGTGATCATGACTTAGCCTTCGCTCAATCGAGCCAGTTGGCCTTCGCGACGCGCGACCACCTCATTCTGAGCACGTAGAATCGCCTCGATCAGTTCGGGAATAGCGCGACCCTTGGCGGAAAGCGGGTCGCCGATCTCGCGCAGACCCTTGATGCCGGTCTTGTCGGCCAGCGCTTCGAGCGTCTCCTTGGTCCACTTCGGCGTAAGCACCGGCGGCGGCGGCACGAATTCGACTACAACCTCCGGCGTGACCACCGGCGCGCGCGCCGTGTCGGGAAGCACATTCAGCGTCTTCAGCCTGGCGCTGATCATGCGCGTCTGCACGCCGAGAATTTCCTCGCTGCGATCATCGACAATCGAAAGCTCCGCGGCGATGCGATCGTAGATATTTTGCGGCACGAAGGTGGTCGAAACGCCATCGACGAACTCAACCGACGCCATGTGACCGGTGAAACCGAGCCAAGTCGGCTGCGTGATCCGAATTCTGCGAAAACCCATTACACTTCTCCAGATAGAAAATTCGCGATCTCGCCGTTTTCTATCGCCTTAGCGAAGTCTTCGTAACCGCCAAGTAAAATGTCGCCGATGAAAATCTGCGGCACGGTTCTAACCTCGACGCCGGCCTTATTGCCGCGTAGCAGCAGTTCGGCAAGTATGGCTGGATCGTTCGTATAGTTATAATATACGAACGGCTGCTTGAATCGCGTCGCCAGCGCCCTAGCTCGCTCGCACCAGGCGCAGCCATTGTGGCCATAAATTTCGATTTGTTTTGTCATCTCACCACTCAAAGCAAAAGGGCGGGATCGCTCCCGCCCTCACTATAAGTCAGAATTGACTGTCATACAACCTTAGACGTTGGTCAGGCCAGACAGGCGAGCCAGCGACAGGGTGGACTTCAGCGCCGTGCCGACATACCACTTCACGCGGTAACGAACGGCGTCCTTGTTCTGAATCGTGCCGATTTCCTCGATCTTGAAGCCCGCGGCCTCGCCACCGACGATGCCATGGAAACCATCGGCCTCGTTGAGACGAACGGCGTAGATCGAAGTCGTGGCGTTGTTGGTGCCGGTCACTTCGGTCGGAGGAATGAAGTCATTCAGCAGCACCGGCGTGCCATTGTAGGCGGGAACCGGCTGGCCGAAGTTCTTGATCATGATCATGTCGGCATGGTTGCCGTTGAACGAGCGCAGCAGCGCGCGCACGGAACGCCAGGTCGAACGACGCATCACCAGCGCATCGGCGCCGAGCTTCACCGCGTCGAGCAGCTCGTCGAGCATACCCAGGGTCATCGCGGCGCCATTGACGCCGGCGACCAGGGTCTGATCGGGAACGCAGAGCTTGGCGAGACCATCGAACGACTTCGGATTAACCGAACAGTCGCCCTGAATCAGCGCGCGACGGAACATACGGCTGACGCCCTTAGCCTTCTCGGCCAACTGAATCGCCAACTGGCTGTTGTGATCGCTCATCGTCGAGACGATGAACTTATCCATATCGACATCGCCCGCGATAATGCGCAGCTTGGCGGTGACTTCCTCGAAAGTCGCGGCGCCTTCGCTGACGGGATCGTAAGGCGAAAGGAATTCGGCCTCGGAAAGCGTCTGCTCGCGATTGTAGAGATACGCCTTGCCGTTGACCGGCAAAAACGGAACCAGCGCATAGAACTGGTCGATGTCGATGATTTCTTCGATAATGCCGCGCTCAAGCTGTTCGAGAGACAGCTTTTCGGCTTGAACCTGCAAAAGAGGCATTCACATAACTCCAGTTTCACCGCACGCGGCGGCATAGCGGTAAGTCATTTTCGACTTACCGCTATATTAAACCTAGAGCATAGCTATTGGAAGGAAAAAGATCAGTCAACGCTGACTTTTGTAAGTTAGCGTCGATTTGATTTACTTTTTCGAGGCGTTGCCGAAGCCGCTTTTCGCCAAAGCCGCCGATAAACGCGCCAAACCACGCGGTTCGCCATCGCCCTCGACAGTAACTTTCGCGCCCGAAGCGCCAGGCTTCGAACCGGCGCCGGCGGCGATCTTCGACTTCAGCATATGATCGCGATCCGCATCCGACTCGACCAGCTTACGAATAGCCGCCTCGAACGGTAGCGGCTTGCCTTTGCCATCGATCAGCTCGGTGCGCTCGGCGGCGCCCGCCGGCTTGTCGTAGCCGACGACCTTGCCGTCCTTGCTTTCGAAATACGCGCCATAAACCGCGCGCGCCTTGGTCGGCGTCAGCACCAGCTCGGTGGTGACGAACGGCGACACGTTGAACGCCTGGCCGACCGTCAGATCGTTGATCTCGGCGTCCTTCTTGGCGAGCGCCTGCTTGGTTACGTCATGCGCGGCGACGGCTTCCGCCAACGTGCGCTCATGCTCCTCGACCATGATCTTCTTGACCCGATCGATGTCGCCGGCGGCTTCGGCAGCTTTCTTCTCGGCGTCCTTTTTGGCCTTTTCGGCCTCTTTCTTCTGCTCGGTCAGCTTTTTGAATTCGGTGGGATCGACGCCATCGAAGCCCTTGAGCTTCTCCTGAAGATCCTCGATCAGCTTCTTCTTCGCCATCACTTCCTTGAGAAGTTTGGCTTCGGCCTCGGGAATCTTGCTGGCGGCGATACGGGCGGCTTCGGCGTCGGCGGCTTCCTTATCCGCGATGGCCTTGGCGGCGGCGTCGGCCGCGACCTTTTCGGCGGCGATGCGCGAGGCTTCATCAGCCGCGGCTTTGTCGTCGGCGGCGTCGAAATGAGCGACGCCCCAGTATTTCATCATCTTATTCATCTACTACTCCTCGGCCAGTTTCTCGGCCTACGGTTGAGCCAGTTTCTCGGCTCGGAAATTCACTTCGTTTCCGAAGTGACCTGTCCCTGACGATTTTTCGTCTGGGGATTCCTTGACGCCGCCGGCTTTCCACCGGGCGCTGAAGAGGATGCGGGCGCATTCTTAATCGAACCCTGTGGCGGACTGCCATTTGCGGCGCTCATTGTCGCCAGCGTGATTTCGAGCGGCTCTGGAGGCCAGCTTTTGAGTTCCTCGGCCATTTCGGCGGCTTCTGCCTTTGGCTGCGCTGGAAATAGCTTAGCCTGCACCTGACCCATCTGAACGCGACGCACGGTGTCGGGCGCCCCAATCAGCTCAAGTTTCTCGGCGACAGTGAATTCATCGAACAGTGAGCGCACATCGAAAGTGTCGGGGTATTCAACCAGTTCTTCCGTCGGCATCTCCTTGATGCCATTCATCAGAAGCACCAACTCGACCAGCTTGTTTTCGGCGTTTTCGTTCGCCTCGGCCTTGGTAGTCAGCAGCGAATTCAACTTCTCGAAGTCATATGCCTTGGCGACGCCGGATGAATCATCGGTGCCGACGGCGTTATCCTTGCTGGTGCGCTCTCCCGCCATGCCGACGGAATGATAAATCTCGTGAATGGTCGCGGCGATGGTGTCCATGATCACCTTCGCCTGCGAGGCGTCGGGTGAAATATACTCCGGCGCTCTGCCGCCCTCGGCGTCATAAGTGAAGATGCGCTTGGTGCCGAGCTGATAGAGCGGATCGTATTTATCCTGACCTTCGACGATCGCCTGAGTCGGAATAACCAGCTGCGAGAAAGTCTGATCCTGAATCACCGCGTCGAGATTCGAGCAGTAATTGGCGACGGCGCGATCGAGATAGGCGATGTCCTCGATCAGCGCCGGCGAGCTGTAGCGATGATCGCCAATCACGTTATCGACAGCGAAGCATGGCACGCGACCGATAGTTACAGGGCCACGATCGATAACCTTTGGCGTCAGCGTCTGCTGCGTCATCGAGGTCTGTTGCGTGACATAGGCGGAAATGTTCGGGTTGGCTTCGAGCGCCGACGGCTGCACCAGCTGTAATTGCTGCTGTTGCTCCTTGGAGATGTCAACGATCTTGAACAGCACCCACTCGTCTTCGGTCCACAGCCGATAGCGTTCCTCGACGAAGCCATTATCGTTGACCGGATCGGCGTCGTTGCGGTGATATTCACGCACCAGCACCCATTTCAGCGCGCCGGTATCCTCGTCGAGCCCCATGTCGAGCATGTTGATGGCGCGAACGATATAGGCGTAGACTCGGGCGCCGGCCTTCTTGGCGTCGGCGACGGAAACGCCGACCTGACTCTGCGTCGAATCAACGAACACCCAGATGCGACCATCGATCGATGAGGCCGTGGAGACCAGGCGCATGAACTGGTTGATTTCGAGCCCGGCGAGCGTGCAGTCTTCCCAAAATGTCTTAATCGCCGCCGGCGCGTCGGTGACGTTTCGCGCAGGCTCGGTCTTGAAGATGTATTTTTGAACCAGATCGACGATTTCGCGAGTGTGATTGAAGCGATAGGCGCGCTTCAGACGATCCATATATTCCTGATCGCCCTCTTTCAGATAGCGAAAGATATTATCGTAAAACCAGTTGCGCCCACCCTCATAGGTTTTACGCAAAAAGGTCCAGTGCGGCAGCTTCCCGATATAATCAGGATGCCGACGCTGGAGCATCTGGAGCACTTTTTTCTTATTGCTGGTTGAAACTGGCATGACTGCGCGAGCATAAGTCAGTTATGACTTATAATCAACCCTAAATAGACAGCCCGCGCGTCTCGATTTTACGAATCGGAAATTCGAACTGAATGCAGTAACCAAGAGCGTCAGCCTGATGCTCGGTGTCCTTAGTCTTATCGACATCGCGAGTGCCTTCCTTATAGATGGTCTGCTCCAGCGATGAGATCGTATCCTTACAGCTCTCATCAACCCGCATTCGCGTCAGCCCGTTGGCCGACTTAAACATGCGATTGACCGCGTTGACGCGATCGGCGACCGGCGGATGCTTCTTGCGGTGCTTCTGGCGCCCAAAGCCGGCGTCCTTCAAGATGTCCAAATCCGAGACGCCGCGCGACGCGGTGGTGCGATTGGCGCCGGCGGGATCGGGATAGATCACCGTCTGCTTCATGTGGCGGAAATAACGCCGCCCCAGCTCGTCGGCCGTCTCCTGCGTATTGGAGTTGTGCAGGATGATCTCATCGACCACCCACACCTCGCCGTTGGGCTGCGGCTGCATGATCACCGACGACATCGGATCGATGTTGAAATCCTGACCGACCCAGATCGGCAGTTTCGGATTAAATGAATATTTGCCGACGTGAATCTTGCGGTCGAAGGCGTAATAGACCCGACCCGACATCGTTTCGAACGACGCCATCATCTCCTGATTGAAAGTCTTCTCGTCGAGATCGCGCCGAGCCTCCTCGATCTCCTTGATCGGGATGAACGGCGACATGATGGTCGGAAACTGCCAGGATTTCCAGGCGTTGTGATAAATCTTGCCGTCGGTCTCGGTGTAGCTCTCGCCGCGCTGGCCGAGCATGTAGAGTTCGTAAAGGAAGTTGAAGGCTTTCGGCGTGCCGATGAACAGCGCCTCGCCGCGCGAGCGCATCAGCGTCGGTCGCAGCACAGCCTTCCAAACCGCCGGGCGCATGTCTTGCACTTCGTCGAGAATGAGATAGTCCAGACCTACCCCGCGCAGCGAATCCGGCTTGTCCGCGCCTTTCAGCTCGATTACCGTGCCATTGACCAACTGCACCAGCATGAGTGTCTCATGCTTCCTGACGATCAGCTCAGGCGGAATGGCGTCGATCAGCGCGGTCCACATGATCGACCGGGCCATGCGATAGGTCGGCGCTACATACCAGATGTTCTGCTTGGCGCGGCGCGAGCGCTCGATGATGGCGATCAAACTCACCATCGATTTACCCCAACGGCGCCCGGCGACAACCACCTTGAACCGGTGGCGATCGTTCAAAACCTCCCTTTGACCCTTATGAAGCCGAAGAATTTTTACAGGTCGCGCCATTTATTCAATCACGACCACTTCTTCTTCGAGTTCGAGCGCGGGCATTTCCGGACTGTCGTCCTCGTCGCCGGCGCGCAGCTCCTTGATGTCCTCATCGGTCAGATTGATGATGCGAATTTCCGGTAATTCATTGGGATCGGAGTTCTTCGCGGCCTCCAGGTTCATGAGGTCGTGATTGCTGCCCTCGATCTCCGTCGCCATGGCGATGCGCAGCGCCCGCAGCTGCTCCTTGATCGTCGCGAACGAGGCGCCGGCTCTCTTCGCCTCGACCACCAGGCCGATATTAAGCTGGCGCAGCGCGCGCGTTGTCTTGTAGCTGTCCTCGCGCACGATCTCGATGCGCGCGCGGCGCTTGTCTTCCCAGGTCGGTTCCGCCGCCGGTCCAGCCGTTGGCTTGGAGGCGCCGACGGCCTTGCTGCCGCGCGCGACGCTGTAGCCCTTGTCCTTGAGGCGCTTGAAGTGCATCTGGATCGCGGTGCGCGAAACGCCCCATTTCACCGCCAGGTCGATCACCGAGATGGTCAGGCTGCTTTCATATTCCGCGACGAGCTTCTCCCAATCCGCGGCGGATAGACGAACGGTGCTCGGCGTCGCCGGCTCCAGCGCCTCGTCTTTATCTTCTTCCTCGTCAATCGCCTCGACTACACCGGCGAGTTCGGCCAGTTCAGCTTCGAGATCGTCCTCAACCTTGCTCATAACTCAGTCCTGACTTCCATTTCCGAACGTGATTTCCGATCCGCGACTGTAATACTATTCTTACTATTATATAATAGTAGTAGAAGAAAGAAAGTAAGAAAGAAAGAATGCAGTCGCGGATCGGAAATGCATGGTTTTTCCATTCATAAACGGCGGTGTCGCGAATTAGCGTGCACCTTTGAAGAGAATATAGGCTTGCGGCGTCGGAACGATGTATTGGCGTTTTCCTCTAAACAGCTCCGGATAGCCGGTCTTGAACGGAATGAGTTTCGTCATGTCGGTCTCGGATGCGGGAGCATACATCCGCTTGACGAAACCGTGCGCCTCCAGATGCTTGATCGAGTTGGTCATCGACTGCACGCGGATTGGTCCCCATGACACCTCCCGCGACAGTTGTCCGAGATACATATAAACGCCGGTGTCGGCGGCTTTCAGCACTCGCGCGAGAATCTCGTTCTGCTTGGGCGTGTCGTTGTATGATCCCGGCGTGACGACTGAATAGGTGGTCATCAAAACACCAGCGGTTGATTGAAGCCCTGGCGATCGAACGCCGACAATGGCAAGCGCTCGGGCAGAACGCGGCCGCAATCCGGGTTCTTATAAATGCCGTAAAGCGGCGACGACAGACACATCTGTTGGATCGCCTTGATCAACGCCCGGTGATCCATCGCGGCGACGCGCTTGACGCCCCTACCTGACGATTTCATCGCGCCGGTGTTCTCCAGCGACGAAAATCGCATATAGAAGGTTCGCAGCGCCTCGGTGAGTCGATACCGCTCGATCTCCGGCTTGCTCTCCAGCTCCAGCATCAGCGCCTCGGAGTCTTGCGGATTATTCTCGAAGTGCTGGCGAAAAAATCTCATGCCCTTAGCGAACATATTAGCGTTGAGCGGCGTCACGAAGCGAAAGCCAGCTTTCTGGCCGAACATATTGAACTTCGACATCGACGACTGAATTTCCATGATCGCCTTGCCCTCCATTCGACTGGCGAGATTCATCGCGCGATAGCCTGCGCCGACGCCGCGATACATCGTGTCGAGCACGAACCGCGAAACGACACGAATATTACCGTTGATCCATACGTAGCGCTGGGTGTTGGTGAACTTGGTGTCGCCGGGGCCGGGCCGAAGATTCATCATGACGATATGGCGCTCCTTAACCATGCCCTTCGGCACGCCCGACACCAGCACGCCGATGGTCTCGCCGCCGAGCGTCAGTTTCCAGTATTTCGGGCCGATCGGCAGCTTTTCCGCCTTGTAGTGAAGATCGTGCAGCAAATCCCAATCCGAGCGATCGCCGCGCTCCACCCACATTTCGTCGAGCAGCGAGAACACCGGTTTCGGCGTAGCGTTGCGCTTGATGTAGAACTCAGACGCCGGCGCAGCGTTAAACAGCGAGAGAGTAGTGCTGGGCTCGCGAAGCGCATCGAGACGACACGATGTAGCTCGCGCGCTTTGGTCGTGCTCAGCGAGCTTCTCTGCGATGGTCATTTGGGCTCGCTCAAGGCGATAAGTTTCGCCAGATAAGGCATGAAATCCGGATTGGCGCGCATCAGGGCAATCAGCCCAAGACCGAAGGCGTCAACGATGGTCTCCTCGTTGGCGTTCACCTGGCGATTGTGCTTTAGCGAATTATAGAAAATGCCATGTAGCGCCTCGTGTAACAGCACCTCGCCGCGGCGCTGATCGTTCAAATCCTCGCTAACCACGATTTCACACGGAAAATAACGGCACTGACCGGCGTGGTTCGCCTTGATCGACTCTTCCCCGGGCCACTTCAGATCGACGCTGTAGACGAACGGACCAATCGTCAGCGACTTCGGCCCAACCGGAACTTTGCGCCTGCTCATGACAGCGCCTCGATCTTGCCGCAGACGACGCAGGCGCGCGGATAGGGCTGATTCATCGCTCCGGAATAGACGCAAATATGCGGATGCCGACCGTCGCAGGTATGCTGTCCGTTGGTGAGTTTCGGCTCGGGCCGCTTCAGATCGACGCGCTCGCGAAATCGCTTCGTAATGGTCAGGTCGGGACCAAGTTCGGCTTCGAGGTCATCGTGGGTCGTCGCGACGATCAGGGTCTTGCTTAGCGCGCGCGCGACCTTTTGAATGTTGAAGGCGACCGCCTTGGCCGTCGGGCGATCCAAAATGGCGCCGAACTCGTCGGCGATCCACACATTGGTGTCGCTTTCCATCAGCATCGCCAGCTTCAGCCGGTAGCGTTGACCGTCGGACAGCTCGCTCGGCTTGCGAATGTAAATCCAGGCGTCGGAAATGCCAGCTTTCGCCAGTAAATCAGCAGCTTGTGGCGTCGATTTGCCAACCAGCTCGATCACCGGCTCGTCGCGCAGCTCAATTTCGTTGAGATCGGCGACTCTCAGACCGTCGCCGCGCATCTTTTCAGCGAGGTCTTTCAGCAGCAGTGACTTGCCGGAGCCAGATTGACCGGTGATGTAGACCACATCGCCGCCGTTAATCTCCAATTCGAGATTATCGTAGACGACGAATTTCTTGTCGGTCAGTCCAAGACCAAAGCCCTCGGCGATCTCCAGCACGCGCGGCGTGCGTTCGACCCGCGAATTGAAGCTGCGGCTAATGAAATATTTCACGATAAATCCTCATTGTCGTCGTCGATTTCCAGATCGTCGTCATCGCCGGTGTTGATCACCGAGATTGGATCGTAGCCCTTGGTCCAGAAGGCGAGATCTTCGAGATCTGTCGCCATCATTTTCCAGCCGCCGAGCATCAGCGCCGCGGAGTTGCGCGTCTCCAGCCCCTCGATCTCCGGAATCACCACGCTGCGCCATACTTCCTTGGCGATTGGATCCCAGCCGATGGCGATGATGCCGGTGAACTCGCCGGCGCGCGCCGCCTCCAGCGCTTGCTCAAGCGCCTTGATCGTCAGATCGTCAGGCTCCTTCGCGGTCAGCTTGGCGCCGACCTTTTCCGCCTCGAACGCATCGCGGCCGAATAGATTGACGACTTTGGGCTTCTCGGGGACGCTCGGTTCATCGGTCAAAGCTTGTTTTCCTCGATATAGGCGACCAATGCCGCGGCGCCGGTCTGTTCGGTCTCGAATTCGACGCGCGTCATGAAGGCGCGAATCTTGCGCGACTGGGCGACGGTGAGCTTTTTGAAGCCGAAGGCGTCGGCGAGCGGCGTCGTGCCGGCGTCGGTCTCACCGATGATCTCCTTGTTACGCTCGGATTGCGCCTCGACCGCCGAGCCGATGTCTTCGGTGAAGGCGCTATCGTCGAGTTCGCCCAGATCGGCATCGGCGAATTCAAGCTCCTTCGCATCGAAGCCGAAATCCAGCATGTCGATGTCTTCGCCGCTCAGCCGCAGCAGCTCGTCCTGCATCAAGGAGCTGTCGTAATCGGTCGAGCTGACGCGGTTATCGGCTAGGCGCAGCGCATCGATCTCGGCCAGCGAGTAGCCGTAGAGCACCTGCACCGGAATTTTCTTCAGTTCGAGGTGGATCGCGGCTAAACGCCGCCCATGTCCAACCACTACCGAGCCGCGGACATTTTCACCGTCGATGACGATCGGTTGCGTCCAACCATGCTCCTTGATCAGCTTCGCGAGCTTCTTGACCTGCGCGACCGGGTGCTTCTTGGCGTTCTTGGTGTAGGGAATGAGATCGGCGACATCCCAGAGTTCGGTTTCGATTCTTTTACTCATCGGCGTCGTCCAAATCCTCGTTTTCAAGGTAGAGATTCAACTTTTCCTGGTCGCTCGGCTCGAAATCGTCGAAGCGCTCCTCGAAATACTCGCCGGCGCCGCATCGCAGACAGACGCCAGAGGGACGCGCGATGTAATCGCGGTGTCGGAGCGGCTTAAAAAATTTGCAGCTGACGCAATCGTCAAATCGCTGACCGGGCTCCTTCACGATTCATCCTCGGAGGCGACGATCGCATCGATGACCATTTGCATCAGCGCGTCGCCGGCGTTGGTCATCTGGTCGGCGCTGGAGTAACCGTAGAATTTTTGGATTTTCGCGAGGGCGGCGGTGAGACGCTCGGCGTCTTCGTTGGCGATATTGAAGCGCATGATGGTATGCGTCTTAACGGGGCGCGTGACGGGCTCCTCGACGGTTTCTTTCGGCTTGTCGTCGATTTCATCGAGCGACAACTCATCCAGCGCTATATCTGACGAAAAGATCGCGTGAAGATCGACATCGGAATAGGGAAGGTAATCTTGCAGATCGTCGCCATCGACCGTCAGCTCCTTCAACAACTCGCCGAGCGCCAGCGTATCGTCGGCGCCGTAACGGGCGTTGTCGGCCAGCGAAATTTCCTTAGCCTTCTTGTCGTCGATCTCACCAAGGTTCCAAATCGGCACCAGGGCGAGCTTCTTACTCTTGGCGACGATCCAGCGATGCTCACCGCCAAGAATCTCGTAACCCTCGACGCCGGCGACTTCGCGAACTAGAATTGGCTTGAATAAACCGTCAAAACGATCAATCGACGCGGCGAGTTTCGCTTCATTCGGCGCGGTCATGAAGTTGACGTTCCAATCGTTGGAACGGAGCAGATCGGGATGAACTTCGAACACTTTTGTTTTGGACATTTATCAACCTGTGGTAAGTAACTACTGACTTACCACACGGACCACATAAGGCAAGCGGAAAATTCGATGCTGGAACCTATAAAGCTCGCGCATAATGCGATAACGGCGAAAATTTTTTGTGATGATAAGGAAGTGAAGGATCTGGTCGCAGAAAGTTTGTCGTATTTCGTAGAAGGCGCCGAATTCAGCGGCAGCTTCGGTCACGGCAAGTGGGATGGGCGCTCCAGCTTCTTTTCGCGGCGCACCTCGACCTTTCCAGCCGGCTTTGTGGCGATCGTTCACGATAAATTGGTCGCCAAGGGTTATAAAGTTCAGCTGATTCGCGCCAAGGCGATCGCGCCGCTAGGTCCGGTCGATCCCAAGGTCGATGAATATGGCAATGACGACCCGCGCTACGATTTTCAGCCTGAATCGCTGCACCAGGTCGAACGGCATCAATGTGGCATTCTACGGGTCGCGACCGGCGGTGGTAAATGTCTTGGGCGCGATACGCCAATTCTAATGCACAATGGCACTATCAAGATGGTGCAGAATGTAGTCGTTGGCGATCTGCTGATGGGACCGGATAGTAAGCCGCGCTTCGTTCTCTCCGTCTGTGCCGGTCGCGATCCGCTTTATAGGGTCACTCCAACGAAGGGCGACTCCTATATCGTCAATGATGCTCATATTCTGAGCTTAAAAAAAACCAGTCGAGGTTATCGCGGTCGCAATAGAGATGGCGAGAAATACCCGAAAGGCGAGATCGTCAATATCAATGTGGAGAAATATCTCGCCGAAACAAATACATTTCGACACATTCATAAGGGTTGGCGCACCGGAGTTGATTTTCCGGTAGGCGCTCATTTACCAGTTGATCCATATTTTCTTGGTGTAATTTTGGGCGACGGTTCGGTTAATGGATCGGTAAGCGTCACGACTGCTGATAATGAAATTAAAATGGAGATTCATAATCAAGCGCGCATCTGGGGATTAGGCGTAAATGAATGTAAAAAGTCAGATCTAAATAACAAGGCGTCTACCTTTTATCTAACGGGAGGTCGAAACGGCGGAAAAGAGAATCCGCTTACAGCAGCTTTACGAAGTCTCGGTATTGGCGCGACGTGCGCAGCTGATAAATTCATTCCACACATATATAAAACCGCGTCACGCGAAGATCGACTTCAACTATTAGCGGGCATTCTGGATACTGATGGCAACTATGACGGAAAAGGACTATATCTTATTCAGAAAAATGAGCGTCTGCTGGACGATTGCATCTTTCTAGCTCGCTCTCTCGGCTTCTCCGCTTACAAAAAGACAGTTAATAAAACATGCTGCAATAACGGCGTGGTTGGAGTCTACTTTGCAACTAACTTTAGTGGTGATCTGGAAACAATTCCCGTAAGGCTTGAACGCCGTAAGGCCAACCCGCGTCAGCAGAAAAAAGATCATCTTGTAGTAGGCTTAACTGTGGAGCCAATCGGTGAAGGTGAATATTTTGGCTTTGAGATAGATGGGGATAGTCTTTTTATGCTAGGTGACTTTACGGTCACGCATAATACAAGAATTGCAAAAATGATAGCCGCGCGCTATCGGCGCATGACGCTGTTTCTGACGACTCGCGGCGTGCTGATGCACCAGATGAAGGACGATTGCGAGAACGTCGGCTTCAAATGCGGTGTGATCGGTGATGGTGTGTTCGCGCCCTCGCACGGCATCAACGTCGGCATGGTGCAAACCTTCGTCGCCCGACTAAAGGAGACGACAATCGCCGCCGAGCGCCGCTCGCTGGTCGAGAAGATGATCAAGAGCGGCGCCAGATTCACCGAGCCGGAGCTGGCGATGCTGGCGCAAAAGGCATTCGACGAAAAGGAGCGTGATCGGCTGCGCACCATCAAATTGCTCGGAATGGTCGAGGTGGTGATCGGCGAGGAGGCGCACGAGGCCGGTGGCAACTCCTATTTCGAGATTTTGCGCCATTGCAAGAACGCCAATATTCGCGTCGCCCTGACCGCGACGCCGTTCATGCGCGCCGACGCCGAGAACAATATGCGACTGATGGCGGTGTTCGGGCCGATTCTGATCGACATTTCCGAGAAACTGCTGATCGATCGTGGCATTCTGGCCAAGCCGAGCTTCGTTTACGCCAAATACGCGCCGCATCCGAAGCTGCGCAAGACCTCGCCCTGGCAGCGCGCCTATCAGCTCGGCATTGTCGAGGCGCCGGATCGCAACACTAAGATCGTGGATTTCGCCAAGAAGGCGGTTGAACACGGCTTGCAGGTGATGGTGCTGGCGCTGCATGTCGCGCATGGCGTCGCTCTAAAGAAGCTGCTCGATCCCGTTGGCAAGACTCAGTTTTTGCGCGGCGCCGATAAGCAGTCCGAGCGCAAGGGAGCGCTGAATAAGCTCAAGGTCGGCAAAATCGACATTCTGATCGGCACCACCATTCTCGATGTCGGCGTCGATGTGCCCTCGGTCGGCATGATCATTCTCGCCGGTGGTGGCAAGGCCGAAGTGGCGCTGCGTCAGCGCATCGGTCGCGGAATGCGCGCTAAGAAAAAGGGCGAGAACGTGGTGTTCATCGTCGATTTCGAGGATGGGCTCAATTCGCACCTGAGCGATCACGCCAAGCAGCGCCGGGCGATCGTCGAGGGCACGCCTGGCTTCGATGTCGGTATCACCGCCGAACAAGATTTCGACTGGTCTGTATTTTCTTCTCGTAAAACAGCGTGAACCCGCTATAGCTACTCGCATGAAGCAAATTCGCAATATTCACCTGTTCACGGCCCATGGCGACTCGCGGCTCTCTATCAAGTCGCTGATGGCCGAGAATCTGCGGTTGACCAATGAGAATGACCGGCTGCGTCGCGTTTTACAGACGCAGGCGCGCCATCAGGAACCCGTGACGCCTGAACCCGCGAAAATCAAGGCGATTAAGACGCACTGATTTTTTTTATTTATCCAACGATAACAGTAAGAGCTGACTTATGTTCAAACCCCACGCGCCCAAAATCATCGCTCTGTGTGGTTATCCCGGTGCCGGCAAAAGCACGGTGCAGGAAATTCTGCATCGCAACTATCGCTTCAGGCCGATCGACGATGGTCTGCCGATGCGCGACTTCGCCCAGCGTCATCTTGGTCTGACCTACGATCAGGTTCACACCCAGAAGGGCAAGGCGGAAATCACCGAGTTCGCCGACGTCAAGTTCGAGAACCGCTGGTTTCTTGGCGAATTGGGCAACGCCATAGAGAAGCTGCTGGGTCCGGACGCCATTCCGGAGATGGCGGTGCGCCGGCTCGATCCCGGCAACTTTTACTGCGCTGGCTCGGTGCGACGCGAACAGGCGAAGGTGTGGAAACGACACGGCGCCCTGGTGATCGAGGTTGATCGACCCGGTTGCTTTTCGCCGTATGAATTCGACCGATTCGATCGCAGCCTCGCCGATCTGACGCTTTACAACGGCGGCTCGCTGGCCGACTTATCAGTCACTATTGACTTAATCGTGCAAAAGCACTTTCCGATGATCGTGAAGGTGGCGGCATGACCCCTGCCGAGGACGATCTGTTCGTGCGCGCCCTGCCCTGGATTGGGTTCGTGGTTTTCGTCGTGCTGATGTGGATGAATTTCAAATGAGTGATCACTGGATGCATTGGATGGATGCGCTTCGCTATGGCGCTACGGTTGGCGATGGTGCCGAACTGACGCTGACGGCCATCGCCAACACGAGCATCTACGATCCTTATATGGATCCACTGATCAAGCGCGATATAATGCTTGATGCCGCGTGGTCCCTAGCGAAGCGCAACTCTTTCGAATCGACACCGGCTATACCTCGTCAGAACGAAATTGACGTTTACATGAAAGATAAACTGGTTGGTAGTCTTTCGACATCTAATATAGAACTAAGCGGTAGAAGCGAGATTGTTTTAACTTATATAGAAGATTCCGCGCAAATTATAGCACGAAATATTATGTCCAGAGAGATGCCGACTAAGCCTAAACACATAATTTTAACAATTGCCGAAAGATCGTTCGATATTGATAGAATCAAGTTTGAGCGAATGAAAACTCATGCGGCGCCGTGGCCTTCCGAGGTGCCGCGTTACGCTGAATATATTGAAATGCCGAATACAATGTCGCTACGCTTCAGATGGAAAGCTCTTCTGGTGACGGAAGAAGCCTATGAGGAGCTGTTCGACTTCGACGAATTCGAGCCGGCTTGACACGTAGCGCTTTCTGGATAAAGCATTTAGGCGCTTTCGCTAAAAAAAGCGGGTTCGTCATGCTCACAATCGCCTGTCTGTCCCAAAAGGGCGGCGTCGGTAAATCGACCTTCTCCCGCCTCGTCGCCGTTGCCTACGCTGGCTCTGGTTGGGTCGTGAAGATCGCCGACTTCAACACCAAGCAGAAGACCTCGACCGACTGGGCCGCGACGCGCCAGGAGAAGCACATCGAGCCGCTGGTCGCGGCAGAGACCTTCACCTCCGTCAAGCTGGCGCTGAAGCAGGCCGACAACTACGATCTGATGGTGTTCGACGGGCGTCCGGACAGCGACGTGACCTCGCTAGAGATCGCCCGCATCGCCGATCTGATCGTCGTGCCCGCTGGCGTCTCGCTCGATGACCTTCAGCCGCAGGTGCTGTTCGCGCACGAGCTTATCTCCAAGGGCGTCGATCGCCGGCGCCTGCTGTTCGTCGTCAATCGCACGGTCGATAGCCAGTTAGTCTGCGACGACGCCCACAGTTATATTCGCGGCGCCGGCTACGAGTGCGCCGCGACCGACATTCCCTTCAAGACTGGCTATCAGCTGGCGCAAAACGGCGGGCGCGCGCTGACCGAGACGCTCTACGCCACGCTCAACAGTCGCGCCGGCGATCTTGTCGGTGAGATCATCGCCGCCGCTAAATCCAAAGAGAAGGTCGCATGAGCACGCCAAAGGTCGCCCCACCGCCCCCTAGACGCCTGGTCGCGCCGCCCGCTCCTATTCAGGCGCCGGATAATCTGACGCAGGCGAACGAGGGTGTCGTCGCGCTACAGGATATGAATTTCAAGGTGGCGCCGAGGTTTCACACGCTATTCAAGGGCGAGGCGGTGATGCGTGGCATGTCGATGAAGGAACTGCTGGAGGCGGCGCTAAAATGCTACCTCGACACGCACGGCTCTAAACTAGATCCAGATCGCCGGATGCTTTAACGGCGATCCAACACAACGTCAAAAAGTAACGCACCCCAGCGCGTGTAAATCCACAGTCGCCGACCAATTGACGGCGCGTGAACGCGAAGGTTCACGACCGAAAACGACAGTAGGTGCCACCATCGCCAGATTTGCGGGCCATGTTTGACGCGAAGATCACTACGCCAGTGAGCATTGCTGTGGTCGAATATGAGACGCATCTTCGTTCTCCGTAAAAGAGGGGCTCGAAAGCCCCTCTCCTAGCAGTCGAAACCGTATTAGGCGACGGTGATCGTGAACCAAGCCGAGGTCGAATTACCGACGAGATCGGTGGCGGTCACGATGATCAGGTAGACACCCTCGACCGTCGGGGTGCCCGAGAGCACGCCGCTGGAGCTGAGTGACAGGCCCGCCGGAAGCGCCGTATAGGGGCTGAGCGAGAACGTCGGCGCCTGCGCGGTGTTGGACCAGTTGACGCCGCCGGTGACGACGAAATCGAACGCGGTCATCGCAACGGCGTGAGTCACGGTGACGAGAGCCGCCGACGTGAACACGATGTCCGAGAAGAAACGACCCACGGTCGGCGCCGGCAGCGAAATCTGATCCGGCGAGAACTCGACCGTATCGGTCGTGATCTGCGAGGCCGGATCGATCTGCGGCTGAAGATGCGTCGCGAAATCGGTGCGAACCGTGCCGCTGGCGATCTCGGCGGCGACAGTGCCCTCGGTGGCGACCACGGCGGCGAGACCGCTGGTCAAGGTGGCGATGTTCGCGGCGTCGTTGGCCTCGTTAGTCGTCAGCGTGGCGACGGCGGCGGCGAGATCGTTCAGCACGACGATGATGGCGTTCAGCGCGGTGATCGCGAGGGGAAAGCTGGTGACGGCTGCTGCCGCCGTGCTTGCGGCGGTAATATCGGCTGCGGTGGTCATAGAAAAATCCTTCGAAGGGTTTGATCAGGTCTGATAAGTCAATACTAACTTATCCTCGTGAAGATAGCAACGCGGTTTAGGCCGGGTCGGAGAAGTAGTCCTTGTAGAAGTCGTTGAACGTGGAGATCACCGGGGCGTTATCCTTCGAGGGCTGGTGAATAACCACCGTGCCGGTGATCGCGAGCGCCTCCGATGTCGAGAAGTAGACGCCGCCGGTGTCTGTTTTCCAAACATAAAGCGCGGCGGGATTGCTGCTGGTCAGAAGCGCCTGCCCTGTGGTCAATGACGCTAGATATTCGAACGCGGTATATTGGCCGTCGTTCCAATTCATCTCGTCGATGATTCGCTGAGCCTCCATGCTCATCAGCAGCGCCTCGAACCGATAAATGCTCTCGTCGCGGTCGAAAATTCGCTTCTCCAGCCGCTCCAGTCTCGTCTCCTTGACGTTTGTGGCGTAAATTCCCAGCGCGAACCAAAGCAGCATGAGAAAAACCGCCGAGAGCCAGTTGATGGCGCCGGTGTTCGACGCCACGTAGAGAAGAATATAGATTACAATCGGAAGCATGTTGTTTCTCCTGTTAATTCGGTGTCAGGCGCGCGAAGGCCAAACCCAATAACGATAATTATTCGGCATATCGTCGAGATGCGAGACGCTACCCTCGTCGTAGTCGCCGCCCCAATGCAGCACCTTGAGATTGATGTATTTGTCGCCAAAGGTTTGCAGCACGATCGCCGGGTAGGGTCCGGCGCCCTGACCGTTGAAATGTTTGCTGGTGTCGGTGGTGTAGAAGTGGACGATGCGTCCAACTGTCGGTTGTTCGGTCATATTACTCTCCTGTTAAATCAGTGTTGATTTCAAAGTCTCGCCAGCACGCGCCGGTAAGCCTTCTCCAAGTGGGCCGTCCGCGTGAACGGCGAGCCCGAATTGTGACACGCAAGCATCTGTGCGTTGGTGCGCGCCCCGTTTCGAATGCAGCGCTCCATGTGCGCCACCCCTGCTCTGACGCCGCCCTCGCAGGTCAAAGCCTGTCCCTTCGAGACGCCGAACTGACCGGGGTTGATCACCTGAAAGACGCCCAGCGCGCGCCCGTTGCGCGCATTGCAGCGCCCGCCGCTCTCGATGTGGGCGATGCGCAGCGCGATCGGCACCCATTGCGCGCCCAGGCGCTGCGAGACGTTCATGGCGATCAGGTTGGTGGCGGCGCCGATGTGAGAGTGCGGCGCGATGATCTTGTGATGGCGATAGCGCGGCGCCTCTCGCTGGGTCTGCGCGGCCACGCGCTGCGATCCAAGCACCGAGGTGAGGAAATCGCCGAGCCCATCGGCGCGCGCTGGTGAAATCAAAAGAACCATACCGGCGAAAAGCGCCAGGGTCGGGATAATGCGACAGGTCTTATGCGACTGCATTTCTACTCCGGGTTGGAAATCGATCGCACCGATCAAGGAAGTTTCGTAAAGTCAGTCTTGACTTATTACCCTTCTACCGCATTGAAGTCAAATCCGGGGTTACGAGCGCCAGGTCTCGGTCTTCGGGTGTCGGCATGTCGTGTAGGAGGAAGGTCCAGACGCCGGATATGCTCGGTGCCAGGTCTAGGAGCTAGAAATCACGAGGATAGGGGGAAGGTGTCAGAGCTGGAATGTCGAGGATGAGAGGAAGGTGTCAGAGCCGGAATGTCGAGGATGATTGGCGGCATCCCTCCCGAGCACAACTCGTCTCGCGTCAGACTTCGCGTCATGCGTGTATAAGTCACAGAGAGTCTCATCTGTCATCATTCGTCACATAAACATATGTGCATATCATCATATGGAATAATTCATGCATTCGCATGAAAATAAATATTGACTTATCTTGTCTAGTCGCTATTATCAGATTGTCGCTTCACAGAAAGCGCAACGCACTAGAGAGAAAACAAAATGAGCACCGCAAAAGCTAAAGAAACGACTAAGCAAGTTGTCACGCTAGACTCGTATCGCGCTAGCGTAGACGCTGCTTTCGAAGCGCGCGCAGCGTATGAGAAGACGCAAGTGAGCGACGCTGATATTCTCGCGAACAAACTCGCGAAGCTGAAAGCGTATCGCGCTAACATCGCGCATGACACGATTCTCGGTGTTTGCATGAAGTCACATATTGACTTCAACTTTATCAATGAAGCGACGCGCAAAGATGCACGCTGCGATATATATCGCATTGAGCGCGTGACGATGCTTGCGCGCTCAATCGCTAAGACTGATTCGCTACATCACTACATGCGCGCTATACTACTTAGCGCGAAAGCGTTTCACACCGCAAACGCTGAAATGACAATCGACGAAGTAAAGAGCGCGTGTTCGCTTGACGCACACAGCAAAGACGCTGCGAAAGAAAAGCTAGTTGTTAAATATCAAAAACACGTTGCGCTTTCGACAGTTCAAGCACAACATGCTAGCAGCGTCTTCGCGCTTGTGAAGTTCGGTGTTTTGAAAGAAAGCACTAACGCGTCGCGTAAAGACGTTTACACGTATCAAGACACCGCGACTAGCAAAGCATTGCTCGCGTCGCTTTGATCGTCACAGCGTCACGCTAGCGCGTTTAAACGCGCTAGCAACTTCACTCGAAAGAAAGTCACGACAATGAAAATTCAAGCAACTGCTACGCTGTATAATGCTGCTCATATGCGAATTAATAGCGTTTCGATTATCGCTGCAAACACCGAAAGCGCAATCGACTATGTAATGCGAGATATGAATGAGCGACTACTTGACGAAAACGAAACGATTGAAATTGTGCTCAAATGCGTTAGCTGAATTACACCGCAAACATCGTCTCAATACGCAAGCGCACTCGAAAGAGTGCGCTTTTTGCGTTTGCGGTGCTTCGTGTCGATCGACGCTTTGCGCTTGTCGAAACGCGCGCGAGCGAACGTCACAGCGTCGAAAATAGAGCGCGAGAGCGCGTCGCACATGCGTTGAAACGAGATGCGAGCTATGTGCATAGCTCTTGATCGATGACGCGCTCTAGCATAGCTTAGAACGCGATTAAACGCACAACTCGTTAAACGTGTATCTGACAGAGCGAGTTGCAACTTTGACGACATATGCGTGAAACTACATATAAAGATATGTGCATATCTCATTTTATCGTCATATACGCTGAAAAGCGTAAATGAGCGCCGCCCATGGGGATTTCCATGGGCACGCACGCCCACGGGATCTCGCGTGGGGACATTATTTCCCATGGCGGCATTCGTAAAGGGTTTTCTTACTGGGCTTCCATGGAAACCCATGCGCGGGCGAGCCCCATGGGCGCCTTACGGGCCTAGCCATGGCGAAGTCCATGGGCCGGAGGAAATTCTTTAACGCCCGTGGGGACGGAAATCCATGGCAACGGTTTACCACGGAGCCCCTTATACGGCTCCCATGGGCGACGCCGGCGATGGAGAAACCCATGGGTCTGGCGCCCATGGCGTGGGCCATGGGCGTGGGCGCGACCCTAAGCCCGCGTGGGGACGGTTTTCCTTTACATCCATCCCCTGCCCCATGGCTTATACGGCTTTGAAGGAAACCCAGGCGCGAAGCCTGGGCTGTCTCCTTAGTTGTCGAAATACCGGAACGTCAGCTTATGGGCGAAATCACGCCCTTGGTCGTAAGCGTCCATATACCAATATTCCAGATGCGATGTGAAATCGCTGCGGAACTCCCACATGCCCAGGAGAAACGCCTTGAGTTGCTCCAGCTTCGAGTCGATTTTGCTATTGTTCGCCGACATTACGGTTCTCTCAGTTACACATGATGCGAAACACGCGGCGGTTCTGCGGATTGAGCGGGTTGACCTTACGGGCGACTTTGACTTTTTCGCCCTTCGAATCCTGGCGCATGGCGACGATCGCGCCCATCGCCTCGGCGGCGACATTGGTTTCGAGCACTTTTTCCCAGCCGGACCCGAAGTCAACGGAGATTGCGTAAATCATGACTGTGCTCCCACATTGTAGAATTCAAGCAACGCTTCCTCGATCTTATCCTCGATGTCGATCCACCGATCGTTAATCATGTATTTGCGAACTTCTTCCGGCACAGCAGCCACAGCTGCATTCGTCGCATTCGCGATCAAGTCCATGAAAGCGTCGTGCGATATATCGAACTTATCCGTTCGAAACGAAATCTCTCCAGCGTCGTCGATACAATACATTTTCGTTCTCCTCGTTAGTCTCTAGTGCGATTTAATCTTCGCACTAGAGACTGCGGAATGCGGTTGGCGCCTGGAGGCTAGATCAAGCCGGCGAGCTGGAGATCGGCGGAATATTCGCGATTGCGCTGAATGCGGCGCTGCTTGCGCTCCATCGACAGCTTGCGATCATGCTTGCGGCGCTCGATCAGGTCGGCGGCGGCGTCGAGAAGATCCGGATCGAGGTGGACGATGGCGTGATCGACGACTTCGAAGCGGACGTTCAAGCTGATGTTTTTCATTTTCGTTCTCGTTTGTTTGCGCTTGTCTAGTGCGAATACAATCTAGCACTAGACAAGCGTGTTGCGCGTGGATGTTAGCGGCGCGTTAGATGAAGCAATGGAATGAAAGGCGCTGTAAGCGACAAAATTCCGCATGTCCGACCTTCAAGCTCCACGCGAGACGCTCTTCGTAATTGCGGAGATCGAGATATTCATTCCACTTCGTCTCGTCAGCGTCGCGATGACGCAGCGTCGCTCCAACGAAGTCCGCAGCTTCCGTGATGTGTCCGTAAAGATTCTGATTTGTCATTTTCGCGCTCTCTTGTTCATTCACTGTGCAACTACAATCACACGCGGCTGAGCGGACTGCAAGTCAGAACTGATGGCAGTTTCGCGCGTGGGATCGCATGGGCCGGGTGTGGGATTAGGCGCCCATGGCGTCACCGCGGCATAGAAACCCAGCGCGAGCTGAGTCTCTTTCCTTCTTACGCCGCGAGCGCCTCCTTGATCAGACGCAGGGGCGCGAGGAACTGCGGCCAAACCCGATCGAGATCAACTTCGCGATTCCAGTATGTGCCATCGAGACGTTCATCTTCGCTCAAATCGACAGGTATGGAGATCGAGAGTTCGTCGCCATGCAAATAATCGTCGAAACGACAAAACGAAATCATCGTGTGGAAATCACCTTTCAGTGTGCCATAAAACCAATCGCCGTTTTCTCCATCTTCGATATTAAGA